AGCTGATCTCACTAGGATATTTAAATTGTGTCTTATCGGTCACAAGGTTGAAAAGCCTTTTACGCAAGAAGAGATTGAAAAGCTCTTCATGGATCAAATCCGGAGCGGACTAGATCCAAACGCGAAAAAGACTCTTGTGGATAAGATACTTTTAATGCAGTTGTGGGGACAGTTAATGGGTTCGGTAGTGAGTTTTCTGATCCTATGCATTGTGAATGCGGCTATTTGTCGTAGGTCATATGAGCTAGGTAATGGAAGACCCTTCCGTAAGATACCCCTTCATAGATGTCCATTGTTAATCAATGGCGATGATGGGTTACTGAGATGTAATTATCTTACGAAGACTGCTTGGGAGCAGCTATCGAGTCTCGGAGGTCTTCAGCCGTCAATAGGAAAAGTCTATTACCATAACGAATACCTTAATATTAATTCTACTTCTTTCTTGTTCTCAAACGGTGTTTTTGAACATTTAAAGTACGTTAATATGGGTTTAGTTAAGGGAATGACGCGTTCGGAAGGGAATTTGGGAATCAGTAAGGTTGCTGGTCGTGAGGCTAGTAATGTTGAAAATTTCCCTAAAACCGTTGGTTCCAGGCATTGGGAATTGATGGATAGTTGTCCCGACCGAATTAGAGTCGCAGTGCATCGATTGTTTGTTAAGTACAATCGAGACTATCTGAAGGTGGCTGGGGTACCATGGTGGGTACCTGAATCGATGGGTGGGGTCGGTTTGAAGCCGTTCCTAAATGAGGAAGGCACAGGATATGTGTCAGATGGTGAGACTCGTTTAGGTCCGTCCGATTTGGATCTGAGGTGTGTGAGGATTCTCTGTAACAAGACGAATTTGAACATGCGGACGATCCCGACTTTGCAGCCGGTTCAGGCCCGTCAAGTATGGTTAAAAGATTTACCTGGTTCTGTTAGAAAGGTATATGAGTTAAAGGATAAACTTTTCTCATCTGCAATACCTTTTAAAAGGAATCAGGAAGATCTCTTTTCAATGCTTGATAGTTCTGCGTATTATTTTAAGCCAAGTCTTGTCGCAAAAGCCCTAAAGGGGAGCCCTTTAGAAGCTTTACGAGCAAATTCAAGAGCGTGGAAGAGACTAACCAAAATCGCTAAGTCACAACCAAATCTACCAGGATTTGAAGTGATTAAGGATAGTGAAGTCTACCGCCGGGCCAAGTTCATCCAGTCGAAGAATTTCCGACTTGGACGAACCATGGACTTCGCAGATGCTGTGAATGATCGAGTAGAACTTGTTACGAACGATGATATTATTGTAATGGACGTGGACGATGAAATTGAGTTTGATTTCTCAATGGAGTCTCCGGAGTTGCCTTAATATTGATCCCGTAGCTATGCTCAGATCAGTTGAGTTCGGCCTTTTCTAATTTGGTGTCTATACCCTCCATAGTATAGACGGTCTTAATAAAGATTATAATATTCTTAAGAATACTAAG